CCAAAAACGTCTGTAATGACCCAGCAAGGCCCTTGCGCTGGCCAACCTGAGCAGGATGTTAACTAATGGCAACCAAAGCTAGCCAGCCCTTACGAGGGGCGGTAAGACCACGCTTAGAAAACAAGCCGCTAAAAGGCCCCAGCCGAGGCGATGAAGTTGCACAGCTAGCAGAGGATATTGGCCTGCCACTTTTACCCTGGCAACGCTACGTAATGCAGGATATGTTGACTATAGATAAAAATAAAATGTTTGTGCGTAAGACCAACCTGTTGCTGACGTCAAGACAACAGGGCAAAAGTCACCTGGCGCGTATGCGTATCCTGGCGGGCTTATTCTTGTTTAACGAGCGTAACCACGTGGTCATCTCCTCAGCACGATCTATGGCATTAACTACCTTTAGAGAAGTGGCACAAGCTATAGAGGATGCACCTATCCTAAAGAAAGAGCTAAAGAGCATCCGCTATGCCAACGGTAATGAGGCCATAGTCTTAAAGTCAGGTGCCAGGTTAGATGTACGTGCAGCTACTAGAGACTCAGCCCGCGGAGCCACAGCCGATTTTCTATTTATAGATGAATTACGAGAAGTTGACCAAGTTGCCTTTGCAGCTGCTATGCCAGTTACCCGCGCACGCCCTAACGCGCAAACCCTACTGGCCAGTAATGCGGGCGATGCTTTTAGCGTGACCTTAAACGAGCTACGCGAGCGATGCCTGGCGCATCCGCCCGAGTCGCTAGGTTATTACGAGTATAGCGCCCCACAGTTTGCAGCTTTAGATGATCGTAAAGCTTGGGCGCAAGCTAACCCAGCCTTAGGCATATTAGTTACCGAGGCATCTATACAAGAGGCCCTGACTACACAAACCACAGAGCAATTTAGGACAGAGACGTTATGTCAATGGATAGATAGTCTACAATCACCGTGGCCCCACGGATCTGTCGAGGATGCCAGCGACATAACTCTAAAAATGGCACCTGGGCCTTTGACAGTTTTTGCCTTTGACGTTAGCCCGAGCCGCCGAGATGCGAGCCTTGTTATGGGCCAACTTTTAAGTGACGGGCGCATAGGTGTAGCTGTGTTAGATACCTATAGCTCACAGGTAGCCGTAGATGAGTTAGCTATAGCTGCAAGTATTAAAAAATGGGCCGATATGTATTACCCACGTATGGTTTGTTATGACAAGTACACCACGGCATCCATAGCCCAGCGTTTGCAAAATGCAGGCGTACAAACGCGAGACGTATCAGGGCAAAGCTTTTATACAGCTTGTTCAGACTTTCACGATGCCCTAGTTAATGACCGTTTAAGGCATAGCGGGCAGGATCTATTGATACAACAAATGGCAAACTGTGCAGCTAAAATAACACCCGATGCCTGGCGTATTGTGCGCCGTAAATCGGCTGGCCCCGTAGATATTCCAATCGGCTTAGCTATGGTTATTCATATCCTGGCGCAGCCTGTATCTGAGGCTAAAGTTTACGTTTAGACACGCCGAGGGTGTGTATAACTTTACACCTGTGGATAACCTATAATCCGCCCTATGGGTCTATTGCAAACTTTTGGTTTATCTAAAAAAGATGTTACCGCCCAGCTAGCCCCTGCCGTTATGTCACAAGGTTACGGCGCTGGCGTTTATAGCTACGGCGGCCTTTATGCAACTGGCAACGGTGCCCCGTTTATGGATCGTTTTACAGCTTTGCAAGTACCAGCTGTATCTCGTTGCCGTAACTTAATTGCAGGCGTTATATCAAGTATTGATTTAGAGCTATACAAAAAATCTACAGGTGCAAAAATGGAAAGCCCACTATGGCTTGACCAACCCGATATGCGCCAGCCACGTAGCGTAACTATTGCTTATACCGTTGACTCATTACTATTTTACGGCGTTGCATATTGGCGCGTTACATCTTTGTACGCCGATGACGGGCGCCCTAGTGGTTTTGAGTGGGTAGCTAATACTCGCGTTACAGTTACTACTGACCAATACGGTGATCAGGTTGATTACTACAGCGTTAACGGTGTACGTGCGCCAATGTCAGGTATTGGCAGCCTTGTCACATTTCAAAGCCTATTGCCTGGCGTACTAGAAACAGGCGCACGCACAATACAAAGCGCAATAGATGTACAAAAGGCGGCAGCTGTTGCAGCTGCTACACCTATGCCAACTGGATTTATTAAAAACAGCGGTGCAGATTTACCTGAGGCACAGATTAGCGGTTTGCTGGCTGCGTGGAAAGCAGCACGTGCCTCACGCAGTACAGCATATTTAACAAGTACTTTAGATTATCAGCAAGTAGGTTTTAGCCCTAAAGATATGACCTACACAGAAAGTTCCCAATACTTAGCTACAGAAACAGCGCGCTTAATGAACGTACCTGCATATTACATAAGTGCAGATATGAATAACTCAATGACTTACCAAAATATCTTAGACGGGCGCAAAGAGTTTGTAGCATATTCATTACAGCCGTTTATTAGCGCTATTGAAAACCGTTTATCTATGGATGATATTACGGCTCACGGTAACGTAGTGCGTTTTGCGTTAGATGAGACTTTCTTACGTGCCGATACTGCAGCGCGTTTAGATGCTATAGAAAAAATGCTTAATCTAGGTTTAATTGATTTAGAGCAAGCGCAAAGTATGGAACAGCTAAGCCCTAGTGGCCTTAATGAAGGGAACGAAATCCGTGATCTTAACGTTTAGTGGCAATATCGAGGCAGTAGATAGCGGCGAGCGCCGTATGATTTCAGGAAAAATTGCACCTTATGGCGAAGTGGGCTACACAAGCGCGGGTAAAGTAGTTTTTGCTGAGGGTTCAATTAGCGCAGCTGAGCCAAGTAAAGTAAAACTTTTAATGGCACACGATAACTCAGCCGTGGTAGGGCGTATGCAAAGTATGACCTCAGCTAAAGACGGCCTCTATGCAAGTTTTAAGGTAAGTGCATCCTCACGTGGATCAGATGCGATTTTGCTAGCCCAGGAACAACTTATGGACGGCTTATCCGTTGGTGTGGAAGTTACCGCATCAAAGCCCCAAAAGGATTACCTCCTGGTCACCGCTGCCACCTTACGCGAGGTGTCACTCGTTGAGAGCGCTGCCTTTGCAAGCGCTGCGGTGCAAAAAATTGCTGCAGCTGCAGGTGATATGCCAGTAGAGGCCGCAGAGTCCACAAGTACAAAAATTACGACAACTAACACCGTAATAAACTCAACCACAACCGAAACCGAAACCGAAAGCGAGGCCGCTGTGACTACAGCCCCCGATCAAAACGCACCTGAGGCAGTAGATGCCACAGAGCAGGCTGCACCTACAGTAGAGGCAGCTCGTAAAATCATCCTACCAAGCGCGCTCAATTCACAGCGCGTACGTACACCTATTACTTCAATGGGTGCATACACAGAGCACAAAATTAAAGCTGCACTAGGTAATGAAGATAGCAAGTTGTACGTAACTGCAGCCGATGACGATTTCAGTACTAACCCTGCATTTTCTCCAACACAATACCTAAGCGAGTTCCCAACTAACACACGTTTTGGCACACCGTCAATCGATGCGTGTTCACGTGGAGTTTTGCCAGCTAGCGGTATGACTATTAACGTACCGTCTCTTGTTACATCTGCAGGCGGTAAGTCAGGCGTTGCACCTGTTGTAACTGTTGAAGCCGAAGGCGGAGCAGTTGCTAACACAGGTATGGTTACTGAATACCTTTCAGGTACAGTATCTAAGTACTCAGGTATGAACACTATTAGCATTGAATTGCTAGAGCGTTCAGATCCTAACTTCTATGCTGAGCTAACAGCACAGCTACAAAATGCTTACTTAAAGACTCTTGATACAACAGTTAACGCTGCACTTATTACAGCGGGTACTGTTGCAACTACAGCACAAGCTGCTACATCTGCAGGCATTATTGGTTACGCATCTGAGGCCGCACGTCTTGTTTATGAGGCAACTGGTTACTATGCACAAAACTACGTAGCTAATGGAAGCCAATGGCAACTTTTGATGTCCGCATCCGATACTACTGGCCGTCCAATTTACTCAGCATCACAGCCAATGAACGCAGGCGGGCTAACACAGCCTGGCTCAATCCGCGGTAACGTATTAGGTCTTGATCTATACGTAGATAAAAACTTTGCGGCTACTACAACTGTTGATGACTCAGCAATTATTTTGGCGCCTGAGGCATTTACTGTTTACCAATCACCACAGGCTTATATGTCAGTTAACGTAGTTAGCAATCTGCAAATCCAGGTGGCTATTTATGGCTATATGGCAACTATTGCAAAAATGCCTAAGGGTATTATCCGTTACAACTTCACCTAAGAAAACCCACTAATAGTTTGGTAGGCCTCTTAGCCCTTTGAGGCTTACCAAACCTAAGTAAGATAGGAGTACACAAGTGCCAGCTACGTATGTAACCGCCGCGACATTAAAAGCATCGTTGGGCGTTGGCACTTTGTACGATGCTTACACCTGGATAGAGGACACCTGCCAAGCCGCACAAGATCTAATAAACGGCTTTTTATGGTTTGACAGCGCGCCCGTAGTCGGTACCGCGTTGGTGTCTAATGTCGCTACCGTTATGGTTGCCAACCCTGGCATTTTTACTACGGGCCAATCAGTAACTATTGCTGGGGCTGGTTCAACCTTTAACGGTACTTACACAATTACGGGCACAATTCCCTTTAGCACAGGCACAGCTAATATTTTGCCTGCATTTAATATGCAGCTTAATTACTGGCAATACCCACAGGGCTATAGCTTTATCCAATATGCAAAAGTAGCAGCTGACCAAAACTTTAGGCGCGTACTGCCTTATGGCACTATGACAGGTGACGATACAAAAACCGCTACCTACGCCAATACCCCAGCTATAAACGCTGCAGCTTTAATGCTGGCAGAAAATATATGGACATCTAGATTTAGTACACAAAACGGCGGCACTAGCCTAGACGGCTACAGCCCTAGCCCCTTCAAAATGTCGAATACGCTTATGGCATCTGTAAGAGGCCTCTTAGCTCCGTATCTTTCACCCGCGGGAATGGTCGGCTAATGCCTGCAGCTATAACTACCTTACGCAGCACAATAGCTGCAGCCCTTGCTAATCCTGGAGTGTGGACGGTATTTAACTACCCGCCTAGCACTATGCAATCAAGCGCTGTGGTGGTGGCCCCTGCGGATCCATATATCACGCCAAGTAATAACTCTCAGGCAACTATCTCGCCTATGGCTAATTTCAAAATTATTATGACAGTACCAATGTTTGATAATGCCTCGAACTTTATTGGCATAGAGGACACAATAGTAGCTGTGTTTACTAAACTAGCTAATAGCGCAATCGTATTTAATGTTACTAGCGTGAGCGCGCCAAGCGTACTAAGCGTTGCCGCAGGTGACTATCTAACGGCAGATTTACAAATAAGCATACTAACGAGCTGGAGCTAACTAATGGCACTTACAGATGAAGAAAAAGCGTTTTTAATCAAAATTGGCCAAGAGCT